ATCTTGTGAAGAATCTGATAAAATTATTCCACCTTTAGTTTTTACTACTGCTCCTCTAGGTCTAAGAAATATTCTATATCCTACTGGTTGTGGTATTTTTTCAGGTGTAGGTATATCATTATCCGTTGCCCATGCTTCGTTACTATTCATCTTCTATATCTCCTTTTTTATATTTTTCGATTGTTTCATTTATTATTTGAAATGCTTTATCTAAACCCTGTGCATATCCATAGACACGTTTGAATTCAGATATATTTTCTACACCTTTACCTAATAAATTTTGTGATAATTCTTGTTTATGATCTTTAATGTTTTTTTTTATTGCTTGAATAAGCCGTTCCATTGAGTACTTTCGTTATTGTATCAGTTAGTTGAGAAAAACTTACTTCTAAATCTTTAGAAACAGTAGCAAGTAAAATAGGTTTAACTTTTTTAATAGAAATTTTTTTATTTTCTAAAAACTTTTTAGCTTGTCTTATTTCTTCAGGTTTAATTGCCATTAATATCTTTCGTAGCTATTTTATTTTTGTTAATACCTTTTTTTATTACATAAGATTGAGTTCCATTAGCTCCAGTTTCAACTTCTTTTTTAAGATTTTTAAATAAAGTCATTTCTTTATGTTTTTTTTCAAGACTTTTTTGAAAATTAATTAATACTTTATTGTCTCTCATTAATCTCTCTTATTATCTTCCCTTGCAACTTTACTTGCAATTTCTACTACTTTAGCTTTTGTCTCAGTGTCTTTTCTAGCATTTTGTTTTTCACTTTGTTTAACACCTTCCATAAATCTAGCTTTTCTAATATTTAATTCTTCTGCTTTAAGTTGTAAGTTAGCTTGTTTTTCTTGTGCTTCCATAGATGCTTTTTGTTCTTCAGGAGAAGGTGGCATAGATCCCATTAATTGTTGTGCAGCTTGTGCTGCTGCAGCTGCTATTCTATTTTCTTCTTCTATACTTATCTCTTGTGATGGTTCATCATTTAATTCTCTATTAAAATCTCCAGAAGAAACAGGGTTACCTTTAGGAACAGATGCTTGCATTTGTTGTTGGTATAAGAAAGCCATGTGTTGACCCATATGAGCTAACATTGTTGGATATAATCTTTCTTTAGCTTCAGGGTTTCCACCAAATCTAGGATCATTCATAAATTGAGCGTGAACTTGCATATGAGCTTGATGATCTTGATCTTCAAATACTTGAATAGGTTTAGTATTAAGTACAGCCATGTTCTCTGATACTGGATCACGTCTAGGTGTATCTTCATCTTCGATCATTAAATCCATATAATCAGGTATATTAAGAGCTTGTAAAAATCTTCTTGTTGCTTCTTTAACATCTATTATATCGGGAGAAGCTTGTGCTAATTGTAAACCAGTTTGAGCTAAAGCTATTCTTTGAGCTTGAGAGAATATATTAGGATCAGATACGGGAACTACACTAATAGCTTTTGTAAAATCTTTTCTTCTAATTTTTTGACTTCCACCTATTACTTCAAATGAATATTCATCATCTAAATATTCTCCATTTAATTCATAGATTAATTTAAATTCTCTACCTTGAGCTTGGTGTATTCTTTTATGAATAGCAGAAAATACTTTTGATCCTTGTTCTATTAAAGCAACAGTTGTTCCAACAGGACCTGATCCAGCTGAATCACCAATCATTGCATCTGCAATAGAAGCAAAACGTCTTCCTGACTCAGTTAATACTCCAAGTAATTGAAGTAATGTCGGTGAAGGTTCCTTAAAAGGAAGAGGGATAAAACTTTTTCTAAGATCATCACCATATGCTTCAACTTCAACCCACTCACCAGGAGAGACCGTAATGTCTCCACCTTCTATTCTTGCTCCTTTAGCTCTAAAGCCTCCATTGAGGTTGGCAAAGGCAGCAGAATCAAGTAGTGCTCTAAGAGCACCAGTACTTGCGTGTTGTAGTCCGCCGATCATTTGAATAAGGCCAAAGCCATAGAAGCCTAAGCCAGGAAGATATTTATAATGTATAAAGTAAGTTCTTTTTCTTCTTAATGTATCTTCTTCTTTCCAATTTCTTCTAATCGATAAAACTTGTTGTGATTCATAATCTATTGTAACAATATAAGGTAAAGCTAATTCATTTTTATCTTCACCTAAATCTAAATTAGTATGAACTTCTAATACAGTATGAATTTTATCTGCCATACTAGGAGACATTCCTTCTAATCTTTGTATAGTTTGTTCAACCATATCTCCATCATTATTACTTCCTGATCCGCCAGCTTCTGATTTAGTTAAAGGTATATCTCTGTAGACACCTGATATTTGATATTTTCTAATATCATTTCTTGTTAGTTTCATTATTTGTGTATATCTTTCAGCAGTTTCTAAATCTGTATTTTCCATAGAAATTACAAAATCTTCTGCTGGTACAAATTTAGAACAAATCCTATCTAATGTATTATCAAAATAAACTTTTTTAAATGCACTTCCTGCAAGAGCTAAATAAAATAACATTTGATCTAGTTCATTAAAGTAATCAGGAATTTCTTGAGTAACTTGAAAGTTCATAAAGTCTTGAACTCTTTGAGCTTGTTCTAATTTTTTATCAGTAACTTTTCCAATGATTTGAGTTTTAACAGGGCCACCTGGTGGAAACATTTCTGCAATAGCTCTTGCTTGAAACTGTGTTGCTGCTTCAGCTAGTAATGGGTGATGAACACCAGAAGCTCCCGGGAATGGATCTTGTCTATCTTCGACAATTACTCCTAACATTCTTAAACCTTTAGAATATTGGTCTTCCCAGTTTTTTCTAGAACTTTTATCATCTTCATAAGCTCTAGTTAATTCTTTACCTAAAAGACCAACTTCTGTTTCGTCTAATTCTTCTGCTAAATTAGAATAATGATTACTTTCAAAGACTTCTTCATCTTTTTCAGTTTGATCTTGATCAACATCTACATTAACTTTTTCACCTTCATCATTAGTGAATTGTAATTTTTTTTTATCTAATTCAACTTCCATTATTTAACTTTTTGCAGTTTTAGCAGAGGCTTTTAAAGCTTTAGCAGAAACAGTGCCTTTACCAGGTCTACTTGTGCCTGCTTTTTTTCTTTTGTTCATATTGTAATACAAACCTTTTTTAGCAACTCGGCCACTTTTAGTTTTATGATATCCTTTTTTCATAAGTTTACCAAATCCTTCTCTGTTAATCACTTACTATTTTTTAAAACCGTAAGTGCCTTTTGGTTTACGTGTAGCTTTAGCTACTTTTCTTCTTGAAGCCATAGACATTTTTTTAGATGATTCTTTACCGCTTTTCATACCCATTGATTCATCTTTTCTTGCATTATAGCCTTGTTTCATTTTCTTTTTCATAGTTTTCATAATAACATAATACCTCCTGGTTCATACCATACTTTCCTATTTAGAGATATAAAACAAAAATATTGATAATGAAAGTCTTTTATTTACTTAATCTATCCATGTGATTGTATATTCTACCAATTTGTTTATCAATAGACATAATTTCTTCTGTTAACATACCGATATGAACTTCTAATTGAACAATAGTCATTAAAGCCCAACTAGATATTCCTAATAAAATAGTACCTAATATTATCATTGAGTTATTATTTTTCATTGTGTGGGTCCACCGAATAAAGCCAAGGCGACTAACAACACAATTAATATAGCTGTAAATCTGTAATCCATCAAAAAAACCTCTTTAACTTTTTTTTAGGAAAACATTATACAACAAAAAGTATTGTAGTTCTATTTTTTTTCTTCGATTTCGTAGAAGAAATTATCGGTATCTTGGGTTTTCCATTTACCACTATCTTCTACATTCCATTCATTTGTTTGTACTTTCCAATCTGGAATATTATTTTTAACAGTGAAAGAAGGTAAGTCCCATATACATCTATTATTAGGCTGTGCTGCAAAATTACCATCATCTAAAGCAATGATATGTGCGCACTTATGTTCTTGCGGTATTTCAGAGTGATCAGTATCTAACATGTTAACATCAGGGTGAGCCCAATCTATTGTAAACATATAACGACCGTGATGTTTCTTTTTATCTTTACCAAAGTAATATCCAGAAGCTGAACTTAGAATAGCATAATGAATGACAGTAGGGTAATAACTAAAACAATTCCAAAGCTCCAATTCATCAAGTCGTCTTGTGGGAACGTCTTTGAGTTCAAATCCCGTTTGAATAAATGCGCTAATAGGTAAGCGATAAAATATTGCACCATTACCCATAAGAGCATGAAATAATATAGCACGGCCGCCCATGCTAGTAATACCAAAGATAATACAGTCTTCAACTTCTCCATGATGTTTTTTACAATCATATAGATACTCCCTTCTAATTTGTGCATAAGTTGTAGGTATGTTTGCGTTAAGATATGACAATTAACACTTCCATCTTCTTCTAGCTTGTCTTATTCTAGAGTTAGGATCGTTTCTTGTTTTAGCAGAGCTTCTTTTTAATTGGCCTAATGATCTTGCGCAATAACTTTTTCTACGTTTAGCTGCTTTACTTCCAGGTTTTACTTTACCAGTAACTGCAGTTTTTAATTTAGAACCTGGATTAGCTCGTCTATATGCAGCAACACCTTTACGTGTCATTCCCGCTCCAGACTTTGTAGGTCTAAAGTTACCAGACTTTACTGAAGTTTTAATTGGAGTTTCTTTTCTTTTTTTAGGTCTTATTCTAGTTTTTCTAGCCACGGTCTGCTCCTCCACCAAAACCACCCATACCTTCGCCTCTACTTCCTTTACTTCCAT